ATCTGAATCTTGTGTGCTTTGTTGATCCACATCAAAGGCTCTTGAACTTCCTGTGTGTGTAAGGTGAAAATATCCCTGGGCATAACCATCTCCATCATAATTTACTGTATTACTATCGCCATCTATATTCATATAATTAGTAGCTGAATCCACATCAATGTCAGCATTAATAGTATTACTAGAACCTTGCACAGTCCAATCTATATCTGCGCTACTTGCTAAAGCACTAGTAGCTAGATCAAGTGTAAAGGTGTTGGTACTACCTGTCACTTGGACATTAACGTTTGAACCATCTGCACCAAACGAATTGGTTGAATCCATTTTAGATGTGAACGTGTTAGTATCGCCATCAAAATTAAAGTAACCTGTGTATGAATCTGCATACATATCTCCTAGAAATTTGTTAGCATCACCAATCTGATTTATGTCTAACGTCATGGATGTTCCGTCAAGATCCAAGGCTGTCATTGAACCTGCTACTGCAGTAAGACCACCTATAATGTTACCACTACCTAACTGTTCAAGATCTATATTAGCTGTAGCTCCTACTTGATCTACAAAGATTTCGTTGTCTGAAGCTGTTGCGGAAATGCTAACAAGCATTAACAAGCTAATTAATTTCTTCATATTCCCAATACCCCCTGGTTATTCCTATTTTAATTATTTGTAAAACACCTTCTTCTATTGCCTGTTGTAGAGCTATAGAGGTACTTTCGTTCTCTGCAACTCCTCCTTCTACTTCAATAAGTCTTCTGCCTTCATCTAAAAATCTAAACACATCCTGCGAAAGACCTGCTGATGTAACTGTTTTAGATACTAATACTTCTATTAATATTTCTCCTGTTGAGACAGAAACTAATCTCAAAGATATGGTAATTAAATCTTCTCTATACTGTTTAGAACTTCCTAGACCTAACAGTCTTGCTCCTGCGCCTCCAGATTTTATATTAGAATCATACGATAACACTCCTCCCTGAATCAAGAGTCCTGCTAGTAAAAGAGGTTTGACGCTGCTGTCCTCTTCAAATGTTTCTCTTGTTGAACGTATAAGTTGTCTTTCTTTAGTAAGTGAATCTAATCCTACGCGCTCTGCAACTTGAAAAAACTTTCCCTTTGCAGCTTGTTTTAAAGCTCTGATAAGAAATGCTTCAGGGGCCTGCGTAATTGCAGTACTGAACAAGGCAAACTGCCCATTACTTCTGCGCTGTCCTGTGTGATCTCTAAAGCTATTAGGGTATATAGCTATTACTGGTTTTCGTATTGCTGCAGGAAGTTGTTTTAATTCTTCAGACTGTAGTTCTAATACAGAAGAACTTTTTATTACAACATTAGGTATACCGCTTCCGTTTAATAAATCTTTAGATGCACAACTAGAAAGTAAAAGTACCAATAGGCACAGTAATACTGGTCTGCCCCCCATTTTCGTCTGTAATAGTAAGCGTGATAAGTTCATTTTCAACTTTGTATTCAATAGTATTTCCTTCTAGCTCAAGTGATCCTGATGTTTGTGGTGTCTCACCAAATAATTGTTCTACCATTTGCCTAGATAATTGTGCGTAGATTCTGCTTTCTAAATTTCTTATAAACCTTGCAAGTGTAGTGTTATCTGCTTCTCTAGCTAACTGATCTTGATATGCTTCTATCTCTTCTTTAATAGCTTGCTTTCTTGTAGCTTCTTGGTTCTCTATTGTAAGATAGTGACTGCTAGTATTTACTCCAGAAAAGCTAGGACTTTTAAATTTAAATAACAATTCGTCTGCAAAGATATCTCCTTGCCAAATAAAAAAAGCTATTAGGTTAATTTTAATCTTTTCTTTGATCTTCACGGTCTGCTTTTGCCACCTTATCTATTTCAATTAAATTAGGAATACCAAGTAATGTTTTTAGTAAAACATCTTGACGTATAGTTTGATTATCAAGTGCGCGTACCCTATCAATTAAAGCTACAATTATTCCGTATTGAGCATCAAGTTTAGTGCTTAGTCTTTCTTCCATTGCGTTAAGACTAGCATCTACTTTTTCATCAACTACATCTATCTTAGCTTCCATACCATCAATAATGCGGTTAATAAGTTTCCATATAAAGAAACCTAAACCTAATGCAGATGCAACTGGAAAGCCTACCTGATTAATCAGATTTATAATGTCTTCCATTACTTATCGTCTTTACTTCCAGTATTAGACGCTCCAAAATAAAAAGATATAATAGCACTTGCAAGACCACCAAGATAACCTAGCACTAAGTTGATCAACGCTTCGCTGTTCTGCTCTGGAGGCTGCAGAGTAATTAGAAAAATGTAACCCATAAAGCCACCAACAACAACTAATCCCATGATTCTAGATGTCCAATCTTTAGAAAATTTCCCTCTTGCATCTTGTATGTCTTTAGTTTGAAGATCATATAGATCTACATCTAACTCTTTCATTTTTACTTCAAAGTCTGCATCAATCTTTTTAATCTCTGCAAGTTGTTCTGGTGTGGCTGCTTGTACTGCTTGCTCTATTTTCTTAGGTGTAGGCTCACATCCTAAAGTTTCAGCAATCATATTAGCTGCCATATTGCCCATAGGCCCACCCAGGGCTGTACCGATTGTTGGAGCTACTGCGCCTATTAAGTTTTTTATCATTCCAAATTTCATTCTACTTGCCTCTAGTTAGTTCATCAGGACTAAAACGTATATTACTTTCTAGTATTCTATCTACAGAATCCATAATTATTTCTAATGGTAATTCTGGCATCCCCTTTAAATGAGCTTCTAAAAGCTCTTCATAAACTTTTCTAAACTCTTCTCTTTTTAACCAAGCTAAATCTTGTTTAGTTCGCATCTTGCAATCTATGCGATACGCTCTATCTAAGTCATCTTCATGGTACATAATAAGTATATCTTCTGAATACATATCTTTACTCAAATCTAGTATTTTTAAATTTATCTAGATAATCAGAAAGTTTAGTACCATAAGCATCTTGCTTATCTCCTTCTCCTAAATTTCTAATAAACTGTTTCATACCTGTAAAGCCTCCTAAATGAGCAACACCAACCATTCCTGGTTCTGTAATAGCTACTCCATTAATTTTTTGACCAATATATTGATCCAGTTTATTTCTTTTAATTCCTTTTCTAATATCACTAACATGCCAATCAAATACTTCATCTTGTAATTTTTTATCTGCTAAAAATTCTTCATTAGTAAAAGATGTATTATATCTATCTTTGTAATCTTTTAATCTACTCTTACCAAATTGATACGCACCCATATATCCTAGACTATTTACAGCTTCATAATTTCCAGAGCTTTCACTATCTCTTAACTTATCTTTAAATAGTTTAGGTAATATTATTTCATCAGTTACTAAAGTTCTAGGAACAGCTTGTGCAGCTCCTCCTATTAATACAGCGTCTTGTGTTTGAAATTGTATATCTTCCATTTTTGTTTCAGCCCTGTTTGCTGCACCTTTAGCTCTTCTTAAAAGTGCGCCTAAAAATCCTCTAGCTCTTTTTAATAAACCACCTAAGAATACTTGTTGTCTTCTATCTAGTATTTCTGTAGCTAAAAACTGGTTCTCTCTAAGTAATGTATAGCCCTCTTTAGTCTTTATAGCATCATAGCCTAGTTTAAGTATTTCATTCTTTATTAAAAAACTTTTACTTTTAGTAATTAATTTTTCTTTATTAGCAGTCCTATCAGGATCATCATTAAGAACATCATCTCTAAGAGTAAGTTGATAGTTTGTTTCTTTAATAATTTCATTAGCAATAAAATCATCTGTATATATTATATCATCTTTATTTTTGTTAATACTTTCTTGTACAGTTTCTAGTTCTGTATTATCAATATCTAATTCTAATAACTTATGAAATTTAATTTTACCTGCTACGTTTCCTCTGCCTTTAGCTTTGTATACAGGAACTCCAATAGTATCTGACTTGCGGTATGCTTCTAGTTTATCTGCAACTGTAAAGCCTTTTAAGTCTATGTAGAATGTATCTTTAATATCTAATGTAGGTAACGTATCTTCTGTATGCAAAGCAATAGGAGTTGTGTCTGTAGTTCCATATTCATTTTGATCTCTAGTTAAAAACTTATAAACATCTGTTATATTATTGTTGTTTTGTGTAACTTCTCCACCTTCTGCAAAAGACTCTACAGAATCTTTATCATATACAACTCCTTGTCCTAAATTCCTAGTAAATTTTTTAATATCATTTCTAGAAGGAATTACTCCAAAAATTTTCTCATTCTTTTTAAGAGCAGAATAAAAAGGAATATTAGTTCCAAGAATTTCAGGAATACTTTTATCTGTAACTACAGAATCTATAAGGTCTGCAGGAAGAGGCCCTAATGGAGCTTTAATTGCTGCAGCTGTTTCTCTACCGCCATACTTAGCCCCTTCAAGATATTTATGTATATATTCATAAGGCCCAAATCCACCCCATCTTCTTATAGCTTCTCCCATAACTTTACTATCTTCTTCTTGTAAACTTCTGCCTTCACTTCTAATAGCATTAGTCATAACAGCTACCCCTGTCATCATAGTTGTTGCTCCCATAATTTTAGGAACATTAGCAACAGGATCTCTTACCATATTTCTTGCCATACCTTTAAGTACTGTATTATTAAATGCTGTAGGATAACCTGCAAACTGTACAAATAGTTGCGCCCAGTAGCCACTCATCCATAAAGGTTTACTTCCTTCTGCAGCTGTAGGATTAAGAATAATTTCTCTAGCAAATAAAGCAGAAGCAGGAGAAACTTGCTCTTCAAAAAAAGTACTATCTCTAAAAGCTTGTTCATTAAAAATACCATCAGCATCTACATTACTTTTATAAGCTATTAAAGCTTGATTACTGTCAATACCTATTTCAGCTAATTGATCTACTCTTCTTTGTTTCATTTTAGGAGACAAAGTTACTCCATAGAAATTGGTATTATCGTTTAATTCGTTAAGTATTCTAAGTACTTTTTGTTGTCCAAATTTATATGCTCCCATTTGAACAGCTTGTGTCCAGGGAGTTAGTCCGTTTAAATTAAAAAACCAATTAGAAATTTTCTTTGCTGTACCGCTTTGCAAACCTTCTCCATACATACCTTCAATTCTATCCATTACAGAATTTTCTAAAGACAACCCTGCTTGATAAGTATCATATAAATCTTCATCATCTAATTGTTTAAAGAGTCTTGTTCTTTTACCTGTTAGATTAGCAATGCGATCTCCTGCAGTAACAAAAGCTTTCTTTGCAAATTTTGATCCTGCTACAGCAAACGATTTACTTAAATTAATAGCGTCTGGTAAATCTGCTCTAGATAAAGCAATCAAAGGTTCAGTAAGACTAGACACCGTAGCAAAACCTAAGTGAGCTAGTTGCTGTGAAACCTTTAAAGCATCTACTGCGTTTCTACCAAACTTACCTACATAAGCAGGAACAGTATCCTCTACTCCTGCAGTTACTTTATACAGTTTAGTTAAGTTATCTACTAACTCTTCTCTGTTATATTTTTGTCCAAATTCATCAAGCTCATCTATAATAGGTTCAATAAATCTTTTATTAAATTCTCTTTCGCTTCTTCCAAAATATCTAGCTTTTTCTATAGTTTTACCCATACTTAAAGCATAGTCAGTAACTACAGATTGAACATCTGTATTTACAAAACCATATTTTTGTAAGTCTGTATCTGCAATATCATCAAAAGCTCTTTCTTTCATAAAAGTATTACTGCCAAGTTTAGGCATACTACCTTTTAAATTTTTGTATTTAGGATCAGCTTTATTAATTAAATCTTGCACTATAACTTGAGCTTTAAATTTTCTAGCTGCAAGATTAAACTCATCTGCTAACTCTGGTCTAAGAGCTAATAAATTTTTCTTAGTACTTACATTTACTTGTAGATCAGTTAGATTATATTTTTTCTTTAAAGACTCTAAAGCCATATCTTCAAAACCATTGTATCTTTCTAGATAAGGCTTGTTAGTTTTAGGATTAATTACATCACCAAAAACTTTTTGATCTATAGTAAGTTCATTTACATTAACAAATTTTCTAGCTTCATCATCTAATCTAGCAACACTATCAGGTATCATTTTACCATCAGCATCAAAGTCTATAGTATATCTAGTAACACCGTCATCTAAATTTAATTCTTCAATTCCTTCATCAGTCATTCTTTCTAAACGCATATCTGTGTGTCTAGAGTTTATTAATAAATTTTCTAATACATCTCTTTGTTCTTTAATAGCATCTATACTCCAATGTCTAGGAAAATAATTAGCTACTCTTTGAGATATATTTTTAAATAAATCAAATTTAGATACTGTACCGCCTACTGTTTCTATACCAAAACCGTCTTCAAAGATTTTATTAAAACTTTCATCTAAACCTTTAGCAGCTTTCATAACTTCATCTGACATTCTTCTTCCGTCTATTATGACAGGCTCAATAACTTCATAGGTATTAAGACCTTTCTTATTAAACTTTACAAGTTTTACATGGTTGTTTAAATTTATATCTCTACTTAATAAATACAAAATATCTGCTTCATCTACAGGATCAATCTTTCCGTTTAAACCAGTAAGATTACCCATTGCTTTCTGCATAAGTAAAGTATACTCTGCTTGTCTTTTAGATACTGCAGCACCAAAAGTTGTTTTAGCTATTTCTTCAGGGCCTTTATCCATTAGCCTACGCATAGCATCATATCTAATATTAGTTAAAAATTCTTGTATTGTCGGAGAACCTTTAGCAAATTCTTTAAAAGGAGTTGTTGCTTTACCTGTAATAGCACCTATAATTTTATCTGTTTTTCTTAAATCTTCTCGCCATTTTTTAATTTGTTCTGGTTTAGCGTCAGCTATATCTTCTGTTCTTAATCCTGTTTCTTCTGCAAATTTATTTAATTGCCTTTTAGCTATAACATCTCCTAATTTTACTAAGCCTGCAGCAGCACCGCCTCCAATTACAGCACCTACTGCAGTCATTCCTATAGCCTCTGGAGTACTAAATTTTTCTCTAATTCCAGTTTGAACATCACTAATTTGATTAGAGACACCAATAACTCCTGCATCATAAGCACCTTCTGTTAAACCAATACTTGCTGTTCTTAAAGGTTTATTTTTATTGTATTGTAGAGCCATCTTCTTAGCACTTTGTCTAAAGGCTTGTGTTGCTCCTAGTCTAGAAGCAGCAGATAAAGCTATGCCTCCTACTCCTCCAGTAGATACAATAAACGGAACAGCTAATAAATTAGGAAGATCAAAAACAAGATCTATAGCAATATCTTTAGTAGCTTGAAGAATATGTTTTGCACCTGTTGTATTAGAATTATCAAAAACAGTTTTTAAATATTTATAATCTGCTTTAACTTGATCACTCCAGTTATCAGATTTCATTGCTAAAGCAACAGCATCTCCTATACTATATTTAGCATCTCTTAAATTTTCATATAAGTTTTCATCACTACCTATAGCTCTTAGATATCTTTCTCCTACTTCTTGATATACTTGATCTTGATCTAGATCATTCATACTATATTCAGTATCAGAATAAAAAGAAGCAGACTGTTTTCTTTCCCTATCTAAATTAGAAGATGTATTATCATCTAAAATTCTTTGAATAAAAGGATCATCATAAACATTTTTTTTCTGATTTATTTCTTGATTTACAGTATTGCTAAAATCATTATATCCAGATACAGCAGTATAGTCAGGTCTGTTATTTGAAATTTTTATAGCAGAAAAAGTTTTTTCTTGATTTTCTAAAGTTTGTCTTCTTTCTTTTTCTTCTTGAGTTTCACCTAGATTTTTAAACATACTAGGATTGTTTTGCTGAAATTGCTGCCAAGTCATTGACATTTAGTTCTCCTCGCTATCTTCTCTTCTAGCTAGTAATCCTATGTTTTTTGAACTGTCTTTAGTAAAACCTACAATATCTTGAGCTACATCTTGTTTCATATTAAACAAGTCAATTTTTCTTTGAGCTGCATCTTGTTTCATTTTAAACTTTTGTCTTTGCAAACTTATTTGAGCTGCAGTTCTACCAGATATAGGCATAGTATCTTCAATCATTTTAGCTAACCAAACTGCTGTTCCTTTTTGTACAGCTTTAGTTATATCTATATTGTTTTCATTAGCAAACTGTATGTATGAATCTGCTATATCTTGTTTAACTACATTCCAATTAGTTGAAGTAAAATCATCATAGAATGTCATTAGTTTTGCTTGATCTTTAATATCTTTTCTAGCATCTTCTGTAGCATCATAAAATTCTTTTACTTTTTCAGAAGCATTTTGACCAAGAGTTATCCAATCTTGAGCAAACTGTCTTGCTCCTTCAACAGCTTCATCTTTTGCAAATCCTAAATCTATACCTAACTCTCCTGATGTAATATACTTATCTGTTTTAGCAACAGAAGTAAGAGCATCATTAGCTTCATCAGAAACTACTTTAGCTGCTTTTTTAATTTTTGCAGGAGCATCATCAATAAATTGTTTTGCTGCTTTCTTAACTACAGGTATAGTTTCTTTTACATATTCTTGAACATCTGTTATGTTTACTGGGCCAAAATATTTTAAATCTTGTTTAACTGTATCTTTAAGTGTTTTCATTATTCCTGGAATATTTATTTGTTTTTTGCCTAAAAGAACGTCATCTATAGAATTGTATCCTGATTGTTTTATTTTAGTATAATTACCTTTGCCTAATGTAGGATCTATATCAGGCATAGTATCTAAACCTAATCCTGTTGGAGGGCCTGCTTCCGTCAAACCTTCTTTAATTTTGTTAGACATTGACGCTTCCATACTTTTAAAACTATTTAACTCTTTACTTCTACTTGCTAATAGTTCCATTACGCTATCCCTAACAGGGCTTGGAGGTTGTAATAATATTACTTGTTCTATTGAGTCTACATTGTCTTTTGTAAAAACACTATTTGGATCACTTAAAAAGTTTTGCAGTTTCATAAGCTCTGAAGAACCGTCACTGGTTGCTTGTCCTGTACTAGAATTTGTAGTAACAGCATTAGTCATAGCTCTAGAAACTTGTGTCAGATTCTGATCAAATTTTCTTTGTTCATCTGAAGAAGTAACTTTATAAATACCTCCTGAATTTATTTGACCTACAGTTAATTGCCTTCTTCTTTCAGCAGTTAAAGGTGTATAAGTTATGTTTATTCCTCCATATTGAGGGCCTAAGCCTAAACCTGCAAGACTACTTGGTGTAATTGAAAGATTAGGAATTCCTTCTGTTGTTTCTTTAGATACTATATCTATAGCTTGTTGCATAAAATGGAACTTATCATAGATACCTCCTGCTCCTTTTGTTTTTTCATATTGATCTTGCAAAGCAGAAGAAATCATTGTTACATCAGTCCAATAATCTTCTTTAGTAATTTTATCTTCAGGATTTCCTCCCATTGCTCCTGTTAAAACATAAGGAGATATTTCTTGATCTTTTCCGCCAAGGTTATATTTTATTTTAAGTCTCTCTCCTGATACATAACTTTTCTTTTGATCATTACTAATAAAGCTACTTCTTTCATTTTCATGTTTAGTAATAACCCCAGGAAAATTAAGATCTTCTCCAGTATTAGAAAATATACTTTGCAATTCATTGTTACCTATTGCTGTCTCATACTTACCTTGTTGTTCATCCCAAGCAAGTGAAGAAGCAAAGACTTGATCTTTAAAAGCTTGTATTGCAGCATCTTCAGGAGTTCCTGTAGTCCATTTCTTTTTACCCATAATAAAATTAATAGCTCCAGGAAGAAGACCGCCATCTTTTACCATCTCTTTCATGTGTTTAGCTGTAGCTGTATTGAAAGGTTCAAAGTATCTAGCTTTCTTTTGTTCTACTGTTTGATCTCCTGAGAGTTTAAAGTCTGCAGATAGATCTAATAATCTTTTATATTCTGTTAAATCATCATTCATGTCTTTTGCAGCTATTACATTTAATTGTTCTTGAGTATAACCTGAACCAATTCCTTGATTTAATAATTTATCCTCTATCCATTGTTTGCGATAGTCAGATTTGTATTGTGTTTCCCAATCCGCTCTATTATTAAATCTTGCAGTATGATCTTTTTGAAATTGAAAACTAGTATTAAAGTAATCTTCCATTCTTTGTAACTCAGGTTGTTGTCCTGTCCAAAAATCTTTAGCGCGTTGTTGTGCTTTTACTTTTAAAACTTGATCTGCGCCTATTACTAAAGGAGCTATTAAAGCAGCTTTCTTTCCTTTTTTTCTAGCTTTGGCTACTCTTTGTTGAGAATCTGTAACAATTCTATTAACTTGAGCATCACCCATTATACTTTTTGCCATTATGCTTGCTCCTCTCTACTCAATAAACTTGAAGGTTCTGTAGGTCTTTCAGGTATTTCAAGTGTATCTACACGTTGTTGTATTTCTCTAGGTATTCCTTTTAATTTTAATTCAGGAACAATTTTTTCTTTAGCCATCTCTATAGCTTTTTGTACTTCTGTTAGTTGTTCATCTGCTTCCATAGTATCTGGCTCATCATCTAAAACTGGTTCATCTATGCCTGCATGTGTAGCTAAAGCAATTAACAAATACATCATAGGCTCTAAAAGTAACATAGCTAAATCAGGATTCCAAAGACCAGAAGTAAAACCTTTATAGATTATAATATCTGTAAGTTGGCCAATAGGAACACCTTGTCTCATTAATTTAACTAGTTCATGATAAGCATCAGGTTCAGTTAGTTCTAAAAAAGTTGCATCTAAAGCAGGTTGTACAGAAGTAAACTGTGGAGCTTGTTCCCAAGCGTATGCTTGATCTGGACTGTTTGTTAAAGATTCTCCGGGAACAGGTGCGCCTTGTGTTGCTAAAAATTCTAAACCTGCTCTATCTAAAGTTGGTTCTGCCATTGGTATCTCCGTTACGTTTGTCCAAGTTGTTGATTAGTTCTCATAAAAGCACTAGGATCTATAGGTGTTGCTAGGCGATTAAAGTCTATTAAAGGATAAGCTGATTGCATTTGCGCCATAGGAGCAGGAGTAAACACAGGATCTCCTACAAAACCTTCTGGATCAAATCCTGCAAAAGGACTTCCTTCTGCTCCTTCTGGTGAGCCTGCTAATAAACTTCCTGCTGCTTGAACACCAGTAACTACATTCTTTGTTGTCTTTAATTTTTCAACAGTAGTTTGTTCTGAAAAAGGTTTACCTCCTAAAAATCCTCTTTTACTTTCTTCTTTAGCTCCTGCCTTTATAGTTTCTCCTGCTGAAAAATCTGCTAGTTGATCTTGAGTCATAAGCATAGGATCTGTAACAGTAGTATCTATTGCTGTATTTTTAACAGATTCTTTACCTGCTTCTCCTGTTATTTTATTAAAGCCTTCGTTTAAAAAAGCAGTAGTAGATTGTCCTGCTGAATAAGCAGTATTAGCTACAGATTTACCTGCGTTTACAAATAATGCTGCTGTATTAGATAAAATGTTACCTGAAGCGGCTGCTGTACCTCCAGTTCCTACTGCAGCTGTACCTCCTGTTGCGGTAATTCCAGGCAGCGTTGCCCCCATCATACCTCCAACAAAATAAACTCCAGTAGCTATAAGAGCTGCGGCTGCAATTATTTTAAATGCTTTGCTCTTTGTTACTTTTTTTAATTTCTTTTTTACTTTTTTAGCAAAGCGACCTATTTCTTTTCTTACTTTTTTAGAAGAAGCTAGTAAAGCTCCTACGGCTGCAAAGGGTAAAAATGCCATTTATTATTCTCCTACTGATGCTATATTAACTAATGAATCAAATACTTTTGAAATATTAGATGTTGTTAAACTATCCCAATACTGTGCGCTAGTAGCTTCATTGCCTAGTGATTGAGCGATAAGGTGTGTCTTTCTATCTTCAAACTTTTCAGCTGCTTGAAACTCATAAGCTGCTCTGTCTCTTAATTCTTGCCATAAAAACGATTGAGCCTGTGAAGACATGCCAAATAAATTCTGTGAGTTCTGCATAGCTATCTGATTAGCGGCTGCTGTATTAATAGTATTAGCTTGTCTTCTCCATGCAATATTAGATTGCTCTACAGCTTGTGCATTAGTAGCGTTCCACTTAGCTCTATCATAAGCTAGCTGTGTATTGTACTGACTAATCTGTGTAGACATCTGAGCATTGAATTTATTTTCATCTACAGTTAATCCTCTAACTTGTTGATCTACTTGATTCTGCGCTGTAGCATTAAACTGTTCCATAGCGTTTAGCTGTGCTGTATTATTAAGTTCAATCTGCTGTGCAAGGTTTGCCATAAACTGATTAGTTTGGTTTTCGCTAGTAGCGTTAAACTGTCTTGATGCATTTTCAGCTGCCTGATTAGATAACAAAGACTGTTGTTTTTGTTGTGCTGTAAGCATAGAAGCTTGTTGATCATTACTAAGATTAGCCATATTCATAGTTAAGAAAGACTGTGCGTTTTGTGCAGCTAGCTTAGTTCTTTGATCTAATGTAGCCATATCAAGTGCGGCCATTTGAGTTGCATTTTGTAAAATTGCTTGTTGGCTATTGTTTAAATTAGTAAGAGTAGATGTTTGCATAAACTTACTATTAGCTAACTCTACTTGTTGTGCTGTAGTAAACTTAGTCATATCCATATTTGCAGTAACAGTTGCGTTCTGCATAGCTCTTTGTTGATCTACATTAAGCTGTGCTAATCCCATTTGTTGTGCAAGTTTAGAATTATTTAAGTTAACCTGCATTTGTTTATTTAAATTTGCTAGTTCCGTTTGTTGAGCTGCACTTAGATTCTGTGCGCTTGCTGTATTCAAAGAACTTAGATTAGCTAAACGAACTTGTTGATCTGCAGTTAAGTTTGCTTTTTGCATGTCTTGTGCAAAGGCTGCATTTTGACTAAGGAACTTAGCTGCGTTTTGATACTCTGATAATCTTTCTTGTTGAACAGCAGACATGTTATCTCTAGCAGTTGCATCCTGTAACTGAAGATTAGCTAAGTCTATCTGTGTACCTACATTAAGATTCTGTAGATTCATAGCTTGTTCATTCTGTGCATTTAAAACTGCAGCTTGTTGTTGATTTTGTAGATTAGCAAGCGCAGTTTGTTGCTGTTGCTGTGCAGTAGTCATTACTGCTGCTTGATCAAACTGACTTTGCATAACTGCCATTTGTTGTGCGTTTTGTGCTGTTTGACTTTCTGCTTGTTGACGATTAGCAAGATTAGTCATTCTCCTAGTCATATCTAATCTAGAACTTTCTAAGTTAGCTTGTTGTTCATTAGATAAATTTTGAGCTGCTCTAGCCTGTAAAGCTTGTGCATTACTTTGTGCCATTGGGAAAGCACTTTGTATAATAGAGTTAAACATAGCATCTCTACCTACAGTAGAAACTTCCATGCCTCTTTCTGCCATGCTTTGATTTACTGCATCTACTGCAGGCCTAGCCCATAAAGGAATGTTACCACTTTCAAGACCTCCTAAGAGACCTTCCATTTGTGAGCTTACTAAAGCTTCTGTAGGTAAAGCTGCAATAGCTGCTTGAACTTGTACAGGCTCTGAGTCTATTTGAGCTTCTACAGTTGCAGGATTTTCTACTATAGCTGCAGTAATTGCTTGCGGTATATCAGCAACTTGAGCTACCATAGAAGCGGCAGCGCCTGCTCTAGCTATACCTTGTACTGAACTTCTTTGTGCAGCTTCAAAGCCTACTGTGTTTATAACTTGTGCAGCTACTCCTGAAGCAGAAGTTCCTGTAATAGCTTCTCTAGTTTGCACCTCTGCATCTGAGGTTGCAGAAACTTGTGCGCCTACTCCTGTTACTGCAGGTACAAAAGCTCCTGCAGAAATAATACCATCTACATTAGTAGCTTTAGCTGCATTAACTAATGAATCAGAAACTTGTGCAGCTACTGCTTCACCAGATAGATTTCTAATTTCTGTTACTTGTGCAACTGCTTCTGGAGAAAGTTGTCCTGTTGCTCCATCTACTGCAGAAGGAGTAGTGTTTTGCATTGCTGTCATTGTTGAAGCTGCAATAGGAGTTTGTTGAGCAGAAGTAGTTGCTGTTCCTGTAGTAGCATCTTGTTTTAAAGTAGAGGCGGATACATCTGCTGTAGCTCCAGTTTGTACTCCTATTTCTTCTATATCATCCTTTGGAGTTTTAATAGTAGTATCAAGTTTAGTTCCTGCTTCTGTACTAATCTCTGGAATTGAAGGTAACTGTGTCTCTCCTTTTCTTGTAGCTTCTGCAGTTGTTCTAGCTGTAGTAATTTTACCTTCTGTTGCATCAGTATAAATATTTCTTGTATCTTTATTTTTAGGAGCAGTCACAGCAGGAGGAATATAAGGTTTACCTCCTCTTCCTTTTCCACCCATACCTTTTTTACCTTGTCCACGCTCTATAGTAGTTCTAGTTCTAGTAGGAGTAGCCATTAAATTATTATCTTCTGGAGGAATAGATGTTCCTACATTATATTCATCAATAGACTTGACACCTGTAGGAGAAGGAACTCCTGGCATTGAAGATATTTCTGCCATTCTTTCTGGAGTAGTTCTTTGTGGAGATGTTTGTGCAGAACTATGAGCAGGATCGCTGGCCCAATTATCTAAAGCATTTCTGTACTCATCTGCATTATCAAAGTTATTACGTTGAGGTCTTCCTCCATGTTTTAAAGAAACTCTACCACCCTTACGGTAGTCTATTCTTTTCTTTTTATATCTTTTTCTTGCCATAGTAATTCCTAATTAGTTTTAACTTCAAAAAGTTTATCAAGTTTTGTTTCAAGTTTACTGAGCATACGCATAACTCTATCCATACTGCTTTCCATTTCGTCTTTAGTTACATAAGTTCTAGCTACTTCTTCTCTGGTTTTGTTTAACAATACGTCAATCCTTTTAAGCTCTACAAAGTTTTGACGAATACTATAAACTACAGGGGCTATGACTAAAGTTATAAGTATATTCCAAGTTTCCATATCCATTATGTTATTCCTATATTTAAACGGTGCATCTTTTCTCTAGTATTTTTAATTTTAATATTTGTTTTGTTAGCTAAAAATTTAATTCTTTCTTTTTCTTTTTTAGGTATTCCTTTTAAATAAGGAAGTAATTTATCAAAACAATAACCATAAGTTTCTAACATGTTTATAGTATCTGCTTCAATACAATCTATATAATTAAACACACTTGCTTGCTCTCCAAGAACTCCATAGTTAAAAGCATCTATTGTTGCTGTTGCTTCTTCTTGTAATAAAATATCATTTTTGTGATGCATGTATCTAGGTATAAATAATTTTTTAACATCGTTTAATATTCCAGTATCTGTTTCTGGAACATCTTTCCATCTTTTAGGATTAATAATAAAAATATTTAAATCAACAACTCCGTTTGTCAATGTAGTATCTACATAACGATAATGCTCTGATAATCTATTGTGATCTATAAAAACTGCTTTTCTGCTTACACATATATCAACAGCTTCTAATTGTTCTATAGAAGGTATGTCTCCTTCTTTTAATTCTAAAACTATACCGCTTTTAACTACTAAAGTTATTCCTTTAGTATTTAGTAATGCTGTACCTATCCTACTGTTTGTTTGTTCTTTTTTAGTTATTACTTTATAAGATACTTGTGGAGTATTTTTTTCTAAAGAGTTAACTGTAAGATTAGTTAAGTTATTACTTTCTAGTATTAAGACTTTTAGGTCTGTTAGGTTTAACATGTTCTACTTTATTAAAATAATGAAAAAAGTTTTTTATATTTTCTTTAGGTTGTTCTGATGCATGATAGATTAATCCAGAGTTAGTTGCTGATAACAATCTTTTAAAATCATTTATTACTGGATATCCTTGTTCAAATAAAACTTTATAGATATGTGTATAAGTTTTACAAGCTATCTTAGGTCTATCAAATAAATTAACACGCTTACCTTGTGCTAAAGCTATCAATCCCATTTCAGAATTAGTAGTACATCCTACAACTTTTGCTCTATTTAAAATCTCATGTCCTGATAGATTTTTATTTACTAAAGAATCTTTACCATACTTTGCTTTTAAAAAAGACATTGTAAAAGGAGATGTTAAAGGATGAGGTTTTAATTTAGCACCTTCTTCTTTTATAGCTTTTAAAAGTTTAACATCATCTGTAATTTCTTTTAAAATATTTGTACCTGCTAAAAAAACTACATAAGGATAATCTATATCTGTAGTTTGTAAATTATACTTATCTGCATTTTTATTAGCAATAGCGTCAAAGATTTTTTCTCCTTCCTGTGTAATTTTTCCTCTTACACATTCTCTTAAAAGCTTTAAAGAATATAAAGAAGAAGCAGGTTTAATATAAACAAACTTCGTCATAATGTCTGTATAGACATATCCTCTTATTTTCTTTTCATTTTTAAAATCATACCAAATATCGTATTCTAAATTTGTTCCATGATTACCTTTCGTTGGTAACAAATGGTGTATCTTATCTAGTTGTTTATTTACTTCTGATCTTCTGATATTTCCTGATTTAAAAAAATGAGCTATATCATTATTCAGTACATCATTAAAAGCTAATGTTTCAAGAGGCATTTTTTTCTAAAACGTCTATTTTTTCTTCTATTGCTTTTAGACGTTTTGAAATAATATCCCAAAAATCTGCAAGTCTTCTGTTAAGTTTTTGTATTTCATCTGGATCTGTATGTAGTTCATTCTCTGCCATCTTTTAAACTCCGTTATTATTACACTTACACATTTTCTTTCTTTCTAAAGCATCCATTCTTTCTTCCATTTCTTTAAAATGCTCTAATAAAATTGCTAATGTTTCTTCTGTTCTTCTGTTTATTATTTTTATTTCTTCTTTTACTGTCATTTAATTTATCCTGTCCAAGAACTTCCATCCCAATATCTAGCACTATGCGCTCCTGCTGAAGCTACTTCAGTATCAAAAACTGATCCTGTATTTCCTGTAGCAGTTACTCTAACAAAAATAGTAGTTGCAGTATTAAAAGTAGTTGTAGTATTTCCTGTAGCAGTAGTTTCTGTAGTTCTAGTTGTGTTAAATGTTGTAGTTGTGCTTCTTGTTGTACTAAAAGTTGTAGTAGTATTAAAAGTTGTAGTAGTTGACTTAGAAGTACTAAAGGTTGTAGTAGTATTAAAAGTTGTAGTTGTAGATCTCGTTGTATTTCTACTGACAGTTGCGCCTTCAGAAGTAGTTCTACTTTCAGTGGTTGCTCTTGTAGTGTTTCTACCGGTATTTGCAGAAACATTACCTTGAGTATTTTCATCTGCTGTAAAAAAAGTTGTAACAAAACTTGTGAAAAAAGTTGTGCCTGTCAAATATGATGTAGTAGTATTATGATATGAAGTATAGTTTGTAGAAAAAGTAGTTGTAGTAGATTTACTTGTAGCAGTTGCTCTAGTTGTATTAAAAGTAGTTGTTGTTGACTTTGAGGTAGCAGTAGATCTTGTTGTGTTAAAAGTTGTAGTAGTACTATTTGATGTAGAAAAAGTTGTTGTTGTATTAGCAGTAACAGAAGTTGCTGTAGTTTTAGTTGTTGCTGTATTTTTAGTAGTTTGTCTAATAGCATTAAATACTGTAGTTAAAGAACCGTCTGTCTCTAACACAACAGCATAGTTTACAAAACGTAAATTTCCGTTTGTTACTTTTACTAGTATTGGATTAGGAGTTTCAATAGAATCTCCATCCCATATATTAATAGCCATTAATTAATCCTTCTATTATACAACGTACCAAACAAAACCAGTTTTCTTACCAGTTCCATCAGTAGGTGCAGATGTTACAATATCAAAATCTCTTGCGTCTAAATCTGTAAGAGCTACTTGAACCATAGTTCCGTTATCGTTTACAACTACTCTATCTGCATCTGCAAGAGTTGTAGAAGTTGCACTTGTATTGCCATCTATAATATTTAACTCTGCTGCAGTACTTGTCACACCATCTAGAATATTTAACTCTGCAGCTGTAGAGGTAACTCCGTCTAGTATGTTTAATTCTGCCGCAGTTGATGTAACTCCGTCAAGTATGTTTAACTCTGCAGCTGTAGAAGTTACTCCGTCTAATATGTTTAACTCTGCTGCAGTACTTGTCACACCATCAAGAATGTTTAGCTCTGCAGTAGTTGATGTAACTCCATCTAGTATATTTAACTCTGCACCAGTTGAGGTAACAGCAGTTGCGTTAAGAACTAATTTACCATCACCTATAGTAACTTTATCATTAAAAGAAGCTGAACCTGCGTCTGAACCGTCAAGTGTAAGCATTGTTATGTCTGAACTGTTATCTGTTCCTTTAAATATTATATCACTATCATTAGCAGCTGCATCTATTGTAATGTCTCCTGAACTTGTTGTTATGTTTACTGCAGCATCCCCTGCTGATATATCATCTGCTGCACTTGATAAGCCTGCTTGAAAATATGTTTTAAATGTAGCAGCACTTGTAACTTTCATAGTACCTGCATCATTATGAAGAATACCATCACCGTCTGCTACAGCAGTTGTTCCTACTGTTGCTCCGCCATCAATAAGATTTAATTCAGCCGCTGTAGATGTAATTGCAGTACCATTAATAGACAAGGCATCTGTTTCTAATGTACCGTCTATATCAGCATCTCCTGATACATCTAAACTTCCTGCATCTAATTCACCTGACAATGTAAAGTTTCTGACACCTGTATAGTCTTTGTTAGAATCTAATATAACTGCTTTAGAAGCAATAGCTGTACCAACTGCAGTAGAACCTAAATCTAATGCGTTAATTTCTCCAACAACTACAGTAGCTCCATCAAGTATATTAAGCTCTTCAGGTGTAGAACTAATCTGTGTAGTTGATGCGGCAGCTAGAACTGGGAGAGTACCAGATACATTTGGTAATCCTATTGTTCTATCTCCTGTTGGATCAACTACAGTTAACGTAGTTTCATGTGCATCACTTGTTGCTCCCTCAAAAATAATTGCATTACTGGCTTCCATTGTTACAGTATCCACCTGAGTAGTAGTACCTGCAACATTAAGATTAGGCACTAATAATGTTCCTGTGCTTGGATTATATCTTAATGCTCCTGTATCATCTAGTAAAGCATTAGATTCATCATGAAATATTACAGGAAAGTTAGTATTAGCTGTGCTATCTGTAACTGTTGTTGTAGCGGCCAATGTAGCATTTGCTACTGTAGTTCCTGCAATAACGCTTGCTAAAGCTGTACCGTTAACTGTGATTGCATCAGCTTCTAAAGTTCCGTCTATGTCTGCGTCACCACTAATATCTAATGTAGCAGCATCAAGTTCACCACTAATAGTTATGTTTCTACCGCCACTAATGTCTTTATTTGAATCTGTTATAATAGCTTTACTGGCTATTACTGTACCATTAGTTATACCGTCTATAAGGTTGAGGTCTGTAGCACTTGCTGTAACACCATCTAGAATATTTAATTCTGCGGCAGTACTTGTTACACCATCAAGGATATTAAGTTCTGCGGCAGTACTTGTCACACCGTCAAGGATATTAAGTTCTGCTGCGGTACTTGTTACACCATCAAGGATATTAAGTTCTGCTGCTGTAGATGTAACGGTTGTTCCGCCTATAGATAATGCGTCTGTTTCAAGCGTACCATCAAAGTCTCCGTCTACAGCATCTATATTACCTACAAATTCTGTAGCAGTTAATTTACCTGAACTTGGGTTATAAGTAAGTCCTGTGTCAGTTTCTAATCCTTGAGTTCCTGTAGCTCCATCAACAAATACTGGGAAGATAGTTTCGTCTGTACTGTTGTTTGCAGATACTGTTACTGATGTAGCTAATGCTGCTGTTCCAGTTGTATCTTGATTAAGCGTACCAATTACAAAGTCTAATGTGTTATCGCTATCCTCATAAGTAACAGTTATATTTGTTTCAGTATTTGAGCTAACCATAGCTCCTACAGTATCACTAATTGTTTCTGCTAAAGTTACACCGCCTATAGTAATTGCATCAGCTTCAAGAGTACCATCAATATCTGCATCACCACTAATGTCTAGTGTAGCTGCATCTAGTTCTCCAGAGATTGTAATATTTCTGCCGCCAGTAATATCTTTATTAGAGTCAGTAATAATTGCTTTACTTGCAATAACTGTACCGTTTGTAATACCATCTATAAGATTTAAATCTGTTGCGCTAGCAGTAACACCATCAAGGATATTAAGCTCTGCAGCGGTAGACGTAACACCATCCATAATGTTCAGTTCTGCTGTAGTAGCAGTAACTCCATCCATGATATTGAGTTCTGCTGCAGTAGCAGAGATTGCAGTACCATTGAAGTTTATAGCATCTGCATAGACTGTACCATCAAAGTAGCCATCTTTAAATTCTAATGAGCTTGTACCTAAATCTATATCATTATCTGTAACAGGTACAATAGCTCCGTCTTGTATTCTTATTTGTTCTACTGCTGATCCACTAACTTCTACAAAAACTCCCCAACGATTGTTAGTGCTGTCTGCAACAATTTTATTTAGGAAATCTAAGTCTCCAATAGTATGAATATTACCGCCTTGTCCTGCAGTACCATCATGTCTGTGTCCTGTAGAACTTGCGCTACTAGAAGAGTAACTAAAAGCATTAAGTAGTTGATTGTATTCATTGTTAAAAAGAGCAGCAGTTATAGTATCCCCATCTGCTATGGAACTCTGTCTAGTATATGTTTGAGCCATTTTCTATAATCTCCCAGAAGGTCTGTAGTTTACATATAAACCGTTAATAGTGTACGGTGCGTTAGTGTCTTCACTAAATATTTTAAAGAAGTTACTGTGGCCACTTCCTTGAATGTGTTGTCTTATAAGAGGAGCTTCAGGCGCACCAAAAGTAGCAGCATTAAAAGTAGATGTTCCAAAAATAGCAGGTTCTGCAACTTCTAAAGAAACATCACCTGGTTGTATTTTTTCTGTAGTATCAAAATCAAATCTAACTCTTAATGTAGGATCTGCAGCTCCTTCTGGTTTTAAAGATACTTTAACATGATCTAAAGTTTTTAAAGTTCCAAAATCTCCATAATCAAAATCAGGAGATTGGTACTCAGCTAGAATACTTGTTGAAGTTCCTTCAGGATTAAAAGCACTTCCTGTATCATGATTATAAACATATCCTGCTCTATCTCCATGATAAACTTTTTCTCTACCATCCGAATTAAATCCAGAAGTTACAGCAGGAGCTTGTATGCCTTTTACCTCTGTCCACTCAAAACCTCTTGCAGTAAGAGTACCTGTTATTCCTTTTGAATTAGCTGTTGATTCTCCAGTTCCGCTATAATACATTCTATATTGAGACTTATCTCTAAGAACTACGCTACTATATTCAAAGTTTGTAGAGCTTGTTAGTATGTCATTTATAAGAGGTTGAATAGGTTTACTAACAGTTCCTAATTCAACATCACCAATTCTTGCTGTACCTGCAATAGTTCTAAATCCATCAGGAGCTAGAAATATCAAGTCACCTGCAAATTCTTGAATAGTTTTACCATCTACACATCCTACATTTTGTGTTACTGGTACAATAGCTATAGTACTAGAATTATTTATATTCTGTAATTTATAGATTGAGTTTCTACAAAATACAAAGAGTTCATTACGGAAAGATTTAAGTCCTACTACTTGATCATCTAATACAATACTGCCAGATCCTGTAGAAGTAAAATCATTTATATCACTTGTACCGCTATAAAAGATTGTGTTCTTTGCTGTAGCTGCACCTGCAACTACTAAGTGTTTATCATGTATCACACAGTATTTAGGATAATGTGTACCGCTTACTGTTATTTCTTCTGCAAAAAAAGTTCTGCTAGTTAATGAACCTGTTCCTGTCATTTTAAATAAGAAAGGTTTGTTATTGGAACTATCATCTACTATAACTATTTCGCCATAGTCTGTATTGCCTTCAAAGATTGCAAAGCTTGCTTTATTTTGAGAACTCCTAGTAAGTGAGCTTCTCCCTGTAAAAGTGCTGTAGTTATCTCCTCCGCCTGCAACACTTGCTCTATTTAGTTGTAACCAACTGTTACCGTCTTGGCTAAAAAATATATCAGTAGCTGAACAAGCTATAACTCCGTCTGCATAAACTTCAAGACCTAATATTTGATTAGAACTACTTGGTCTTGTGCCATCACCAAATATAGTGTATCCGTTTATACGTCTATATCCACCTTTATTAGATACTTCAAAGTTAGATAATCTAGTAGCAACTCCAGGTTTCCCCAAAAGTTCCATTGTATTACTGGACTTATCTAGCCCTCCTTGTAATGCTACTGAAAAGGGTTGTGAAGCTGCCATTAGAAATAAATCCTGTCATCTGTCATACTTTTAGGTTGAGGATTAATCAAATTAGATTTCATACGTTTCATACCTTTCTTATAATCATCTAATGCAAAAGCTGCTTGTTGTAAGTTTTCTTTAAACTGATGAACGTAGTATCTTGTTCTAGCCATGATTACAGAAGCATATTGATCTGGAAAGACTATAGTATCTCCATGAGCAGAAAGTTCTGTAGGTGCAGAGTAAGCATAGAAATGAACATTGTATACTTTGTCTGGGATAGGACTAAGACCAAATTTTCTATGGTCTGGACTACGAATAACAAACTGAGGCTCTCCATGATTCTGAGTATCTGCATCATCTGCGTTTTCTTGATCTCTTAAATATCTTCTCCAATCTGTTAAAGATATAAATCTTAAACCTTTAGATACATAGGGTGCGGATTCTCCTGATACACTAATTGTTGTAATATAAAAATCATCCCAATCTATAGAAGAATAATCAGTAGTTATACTAGAGCTTCCTGCTTTAAGTGTGTACCATCTTGTTCCTGCTACGGTTGCTACAGTTACATTACCGTAAAAAGGATCTGTTTCTCCGCTAGCTGCGGCAGCAAAGAAAGGTAATTGAGGTTCTTCATTAGCTATGTCATTTAACGCTCTATTAATTGCTTCTCTTACAAAAGCTTGTATTCCTACAGAACTTGAAAAATTTGCAGAAGTTAATTGTACTTCATTTAATTCTCTAAGAACTTCGTTAGTAAGTGTTAAATATGTTGTAGCCATTAGTTACCCTTTTTCTTTTTACCAAATATGCGATCATAGTTATCTGCATATTTTTTCTTTGCTTCACCAGAATATGCGCTACCTAACAATCCTAAGACTCTAGTGCTTTTGGGCTTACTAGAGCCATTTAGGATCATAGGATTTTTGTCATTACCTAACTGTGGCATTTTTAATCTGGGGTTGAGCCAAGATGTAAAAACTCTACTAAATAAGTAACAGTTGTAGCGGCTGTTGCTAAGTTGTTTGCTAGAGGCTTAAGGCGAGCATGAAGTGTTCTAGCTGCGGCACTATACAACGTAGAGGCTATAACAATAGCTTCTGAAGTTGCAGGGCCTCCAACAACACCTGCTGTTACTCCTGTACCTACAAAAGCGTTAGCGGCATGTCCATGTGAGTTTTGAATAATATACAAAGGTGCGTTTGCTGTCCAAGTTACTGCTGAT